CGCCTTCAACCGGGAGAAGATGAACGCCCCGGTGAACGAAGGCGGGGTCTTCCAGGAGCAGTGGCTGCGCTACTATGACCCGATGGAACTCGCCGGCAAGGAGCTCGTCGTCTCCGGCTTCTTCGACCCCTCCATCAGCACCAACGAGAGCGCCGACTACAAGGCCATCCTCACCGTGGGCCTGGACTGCAAGGAGATGATCTACTACGTCCTGGACGCCTACATCCGCAAGAACAGCCTGGACGAGGCCCTGCGGGCCCTGTTCGTCCGCCACCAGGACTGGCGCTACTGGCTGCTGGGGATCGAAGACAACCTCTTCCAGCGGCTGCTGATGCGGGAGGTGGAGCAGATGGGCCGGGAGCGCCACATCACCCTGCCGTCCCGGGGCGTCACCCAGAAGGCCAACAAGGAGACCCGCATCTCGCGGCTCTCCTCCTGGGTGGAGCGGGGGCAGATCCGCTTCTGCCCGGGCCGGGGCGACCAGGACCTGCTCATCGAGCAGCTCCTCTATTTCCCCAGCAAGACGGTGCACGACGACGGCCCCGACGCCCTGGAGGGGGCGATCTCCCTCCTGGAGGGCGGCGCCGGCCAGGGCCTCTTCGATTATTACAAGACGGAATACGAGAAACTCCATCCGCCGCCGGGAATGCCGGAGGCGGAGGCGGAAGCCTGGGTGGCCCACGCCCAGGAGTCCAAGCAGCAGAAGGCCATGGCCGCGCTGGAAAGGGAACGGCTCGGGCTGAGCAGTAACCAGTAACCAGTAATCAGTAATCAGTAATCAGTAATCAGTAACCAGTAATCAGTTTTTGCTTTTACTGATCACTGGCCACTGATCACTGATCAGGTTTACTGAAAGAGGGAGAGCCGATGGCTAAAAAGACAGTCACCAAAGAAGATCTGATCGAGATTATCGAGAAGGCTGTCGAGGAAAGGGAGGCGCTCCTGGAGCGCATCGCCGAACTGGAGGGCCAGAAGGACCCCACCCGGACGATTAAAGAACTCCGGAAAGAGGTGCTCCGTGAGCGGATCCAGGGGCTGGAGGCCCAGATCGAGCTGGGGCGCGTCCTCAAGGAGAAGGCGGAAGCGGAGCTGGCCGCCCTGGGAGAGTAAACAGTAAACAGTAATCAGTAAACAGTAATCAGTTTCCACTTTTTGGGTTTTTTGCTTTTTGTTTTTGCTTTTACTGATTACTGGCCACTGATTACTGGCCACTGATTACTGGCCACTGATTACTGATCACTGACCACTGACCACTGACCACTATGGAACGCGACTCCGATACCGGCATCCTGAAAAGGGCCCAGGCCCTGCGGACGCCCATCGACCCGGCCTTCGCCGACCTGGCGGCCGGCGGCATGCGCACCCTGCCGGCGCCCCAGCAGTCCGAGGACTGGTTCGGGCCGTCCGTGCCCATCCAGCCCCAGGCGCCCCCTGAGGCCGCGGCCCGGGCCTACGATTTCCCGGTGGGCTACAACCTCACCATCCAGCCCCGGGCCGGCTACCTCCCCTTCGAGCTGCTGCGCAACCTGGCGGAATCCCACGACATCACCCGGCTGTGCATCGAGACCCGCAAGGACCAGCTCGTCAAGCTCAAGACGAGCATAAGGGGCAAGGAGGGCGCCGACGTGGCCCCGGACGACAAGCGGGTCCAGGAGATCGAGGCCTTTCTGCGCTTCCCCGACCGGCTCCATTCCTGGCAGGCCTGGCTCAGGATGCTCATGGAAGATGTTTTTGTCATCGACGCCCCGGCCATCTACCCCCGCCAGAACCTGAACGACAAGCTCTACGCCCTGGAGATCGTGGACGGCGCCACCATCAAGCTGGTGATCGACGGCAACGGGCGCACCCCGGTGCCCCCGGCCCCGGCCTACCAGCAGATCATCCACGGCATCCCGGCCACCGAATACACCGCCGAGGAGCTGGTCTACGTCCCCCGCAACCCCCGCTCCTGGAGGCTCTACGGCTACTCCCCGGTGGAGCAGACCATCATGATCGTCAACATCGCCCTGCGGCGCCAGCTCTTCCAGCTCAACTTCTACATGGAGGGCAGCATCCCCGAGGGCTTCGCCGAGTGCCCCCAGGAATGGTCGGCGGCGCAGATCGGGGAGTTCCAGGGCTACTGGGACGCCCTCTTGAGCGGCAACCTGGCCATGCGCCGGCGGATGATCTTCGTGCCCTCCGGCGCCAAGCCCCTGTTCCCCAAGCTGGAGGGCCTCAAGGACGAGTTCGACGAATGGCTGGCCCGGGTGGTCTGCTACTGCCACTCTCTCCCTCCGACCCCCTTCGTGCGCCAGATGAACCGGGCGGTGGCCCAGTCGGTCCAGCAGACCGCCCTGGAGGAGGGCCTGCAGCCCCTGATGCAGTGGATCAAGGACCTGATGGATTACATCATCTGGCGCTACTGGGGATTCTACGACCTGGAGTTCGCCTGGCAGGAGGAAGAGTCGGTGGCCCCGGACGTCCAGGCCACGATCGACGCCTCGGACGTGGCCGCGGGCATCGTCACGCGCCGGGAGATACGCACCAAGCGGGGCCTGGACGACGACGGCATCCCCAATTTCATCATCATCCCCGGCATCGGGCCGGTGCTGCTGGACGACATCGGCAAGGAGCAGCCGGAGCCGGGAGGACCGGACGCGGCCAGTGACCAGTTGCCAGTGGCCAGTAAAGACAAAGACAAAGAAAAAGGCAAAGGCAAAGAAGCGGAAGTGGCCAGTGACCAGTTGCCAGTGGCCAGTAAAGACAAAGACAAAGAAAAAGGCAAAGGCGAAGAACCGGAAGTGGCCAGTAAAGACAAAAGCAAAAAACTGGATAAGGCCGCTAAAAAAAAAATGAAGATCGAGCCCATAGATAGAGACCGGCCGCCCATGGCCCAGGCCCGGGCCGACATCAAGAAGCTGTTTCAAAAGGCTTTCGAGGCCGATCTGCCGGCCGCGGCGGCCAGCCTCGCCAAAGGTCTGGGGCTGAAGAAAGTTATCAGTGATCAGTGGCCAGTGGCCAGTAAAAAAGGCCAAGGCGGCGAAAAATCACTGATTACTGATCACCGGTTACTGAAAACTGACGATGATGAAAAGATCGATAAGCTCCTGGCCGACCTGGACCTGGCCGGCATCGCCGCCACCCGCAAGGAGGTTGCCGCCATCCTGGCCCAGGCGGCCCAAAACGGCGGCCTGGCGGCCTTTGTCCAGCTCGACTTCGAGGACTCCGCCATCACCAGCCAGGTCAACAAGCTGGCGGTGGAGTGGGCCGAAAACCGGGCCGCGGAGCTGGTGACCAAGATCGAGGAGTCGACCCGTGATTACCTGCGGGCCGACGTCACCCAGGCGGTCCAGGAGGGCTGGAGCACCGCCCGGCTGAGCGGCGTCCTCCAGGATAATTTCGGCTTTTCGGCAGGGCGCTGCGACATGATCGCCCGCACCGAGATCGCCAAGGCCGACGTGCAGGGCAACATGATGGCCTACAGGGCCAGCGGCCTGGTGAGCGGCAAGAAGTGGATCCTGGGCTCGGAGCACCCCCAGGACGACGAGTGCAACGGCAACGCCGACGAGGGCGTGATCCCCCTGGACCAGGACTTTTCCTCCGGGGACGACGCACCCCCGGCGCACCCCAACTGCGAGTGCGACGTGATCCCGGAGCTGGGAGAGAAAGAGTAATCAGTAAACAGTAAACAGTAATCAGTAAAGGCAAAAGCAAAAGAAAGTTTTCAGTTATCAGTGGCCAGTAATCAGAGGCCAGTGGTCAGTGGCCAGTGATCAGTAAAGGCAAAAACAAAAACAAAAACTGGTTACTGGTTACTGATTACTGATTACTGATTACTGATTACTGATTACTAATCATTGATCACTTAAAAAAGGAGAAAGAAGATGAAAAGACTTGCCGCTTTATTTTGCCTTATTCTGGTCCTGCTGCTGGCGGCTTCCCAGGCAATGGCGCAAACCACCACCGTGGTCCTCAAGGCCCCGGCCGGCGTCACCCAGTTCATCGGCCCCGACGGCAGCGTGGTCACCCCGGACGCCAACGGGCACGTGACCGCCCTCCTGACCCAGGAGCAATATTTTGCCGCCGCCGGCTTCCAGGAATATACCACCTACATGCTCCAGCAGGCGGCCATGAACCAGATGGTCTTCGTGATCTCCCCGGCCACCCTGACCACGGGCCACGGCTCCGCGGCCAACCGCACCGTGACCGTCACCCTGAAGAACGCCGCCGGGGAAGTCCACACCTGGTACAACCGGGCCGTGACCTCCGGGGTTTCCATCGCCGTGGCCCACACCGGCGGGGGGACCGGCACCGCCACCATCGTCTCCACCACCCTGACCTTCGTCAACGGGGTGGCGACGGTGGTCATCACCGAGGGCGGCTCGCCCCTGGCCACCGACACCGACACCCTGACCATCCCCGCCGAGACCATCTGCGGGTTCAGCGTCACCGGGGTCACCAGCGTGGAGACCTATAGCTAAATGTAGGGCGGGAAAGCGCAGCGCATCCCGCCATCCTCAAGGAGAATCGGATGGAAAGATTTATCATTTTGAAGGCCCCCCCCGGAGTGACCGTTTTTGTGGGCCCTGACGGCAATAGGGTCCAGGTGTACGCCTCGGGCAAGATCGCGGTCCCTGAAAGCCAGTTAGATTTCTTTCTTGAGGCCGGATGCAGGAAGGCTAAAGGCGTGCGGGAAACGGCCCCCGAAGCTGAAATGCCTGCGGGCAAAAAAGTTTCGAGAAAAAGAGGGAGCTAAATTCAGTAATCAGTGATCAGTAATCAGTAATCAGTAATCAGTAATCAGTAACCAGTAACCAGTTTTTGTTTTTGTTTTTGCCTTTACTGATCACTGGCCACTGACCACTGACCACTGGCCTCTGATTACTGGCCACTGACCACTGATTACTTGTCTTGCAAGGAAAGGGGATAGCCATGAAACTGTTCGCCCAGCTCACCAAGGTCGACGCCGCGGCTGGCATGATCTACGGCCGCATGACCGAGGAAATCCCGGACGCGGCAGGCGAGATCCTCGATTACGAATCCTCCAAGCCCAATTTTAAGCGCTGGAGCGACGAGATCGCCGAAGCCACCGGGGGGCTCTCCCTGGGCAACGTCCGTGGGATGCACGGCCAGGTGGCCGCGGGCAGACCGATCATCGGCTGCGGAGCTGGTACGGGGATCTCCGCCAAGTTCGCCGAGGCGGGCGGTGCCGACCTCATCATCATCTACAACTCCGGCCGCTACCGGATGGCCGGCCGCGGCTCGCTCGCCGGCATGCTCGCGTACGGCGACGCCAACGCCATCGTGGTGGAGATGGCCCGGGAGGTGCTCCCGGTTGTCACCGCGACACCGGTGCTGGCCGGGGTCAACGGGACTGACCCATTCCGGCTCATGCCGCTCTTCCTTCATGAGCTCGCCGACATGGGCTTCTCAGGCGTCCAGAACTACCCCACCGTGGGTCTGTTCGACGGCTCCTTCCGCGCCAATCTCGAGGCCACGGGGATGGGCTACCAGGAGGAGGTGGAGACGATCCGCATCGCCCACTCCCAGGACCTCTTCACCGCTCCTTACGTCTTCGAGCCTGGCCAGGCGGAGGCCATGACTAGAGCCGGGGCTGACATCCTGGTGGCCCACCTGGGACTGACGACAGCGGGGAGCATCGGCGCCGAGGTCGCGCTGACGCTCGACGAAGCCGTCGATCGAATGCGTGTCATCGCCCTGGCCGGGCGGGCAGTGCGAGAGGACATCCTCGTCATCTGCCACGGCGGCCCTCTCCACGAGCCCGCCGCAGTGGAGCAGGCGCTGAGCCGGCTACCCGAGGTCGACGGCTT